AGAAGCTAAACTTCCCGAAAAGATCGAAGCGATGAAAGTTGGATCAAAGTCTACAATCTTCTTTCCACTAGGTGGTTCGTAATAAGAAAGAGTCAGCATACTTGCAGACCAAACTAAAACAGCAATTTTAACAATCGTTTCAACACGATTGCCTTCTTTTTCTTCCTGTTCTTCCATAGAAGTTAAGATTCTTGTCTAATACTAGCATCTTAGCTATGTTTGGAAAGTAAAACATATTTAACATCATGTTAAAAATTTTAAAACCCATACTTTTGATTTTTATTAAGTCAAAAGCAATGAAAAGGTTGATAGTGGATCTGTTAAAAGCAATAGCTAAACAAACAGACAACACAATAGACGATCAAGCAGTTGCTTTTATTGAATCAAGGATGTTTCCAGGTTCTACTACTGGGCTTCAGTAAATGAAAATAACTAAATTTCTCAACATAGATATTGAGCCAGCACCTCCAGAAATGGAATTAGAAGTTGAATTAGAATGTAGGGAAATTATGAAAGCTAATGATTTAGATAATATAAAAAGATATTGTACACATCTTGTCAGAAAAAAATTTGATCAAGATATTTTTATGGCTTCAATGTTAAATAGATTGATAGAGCTTGAAGCAAACGCAGTTGTAAAAGAATTAAGACAAAGAAAGCCAACAAATCCTATTGCAAAGTTTTTTCGTACTCGATAATTTCTTCATCAGTAAAATCTCTAATCAATAAATTATCAATTTTATCAACTTCATAATTAAATTTAATAACAGCAGTTTTTATATGTTCTGCAATCCAACGACCTTCGCCATAAATGACTTGAGCTTTTCCGTTATCTTTGATGAAAACATAATGGTCTTGTCCTTTTAATTGGACTTCTAATAAATTTTTTTCTAGATTGTTACGTCTAATTTCTTTAAGTTTGCGTAACTTAGCTATAGATTTTCTAACTGGTGTCATTTTTTATAGTCTGAAGGAGGAGGTGTAAGCCAGTAGCGTACACCATTTATTATTTTAAAGTGAATATTTAGGTTAGGATCTTTAACTAAATATTCATCTTTAGGCTTAGAAAGGTAACTCTTCATTTACTCCTGTATCTATTTTCTGCGGATTAATTTGCCCATAAAGGCCGTAGTCTCCATCCATGATTTTAGCGTTGATGTATACACCTTCCGTGTTAATGTTCCCTTTTTCTTTTCCAAGATAAACTTTTCCAGATGATAATTTTGTATTTACTAAGTTTTGCATATGATCAACAAAATGTGTAATAGATTCTGTTGGAATGAACAAAGCTAATTGTTTTCCATATTGACCATCTTGGATCTTAAAAGAAATTGGTTTAGGTAATGCTGGATTGAAAGTAAAATCTGACATAATTAATTAAAAAATTGAGCTAATAAAGTGTTAAAGAATGAATTAAAAGAAACTTTGTTTTGTTTACAATGATCTTTTATTTTAGAAGCAAGGGTGTCATTTGTTCTGACACTAAAGATGTTTTTGTTCCAATCTTTTTTTCGTTGCTGTTTGCGGAGAAGAAGTTCATTCAATACTTGTTCTCTCGCAGTGTTAGCAGTTTCATCTGGTGTCATAGGCTTTCATCTATTTTAGAGATTTCAAGAGCTAAAAACTCACCATGTTCAGCAGTAGTGATATGTCTGGTAATCTTTGTATCTTTGATACTGAACTTCTTTCTGAAAGATTCGACTACGTCTTTCATCTTGAGTGGTTTGCTTTGATGAAGTGCCTGTAACTTTTCAAGGATTACTGCCTTTGCATCTTTAGTAATAGGATCAGGAAGTTTCTCTAAAACAGAAGTAGGCTCTAGCTTTTCATTAGGTTTAGTACGAGTATTAGCTACACCAACTTTTGCTGGTGGAGTTTTGGTAAGTGAGTTACCATCATCATCATCGTTAGCTAATCCGTAGACAGAAAGTAATCCATATCTACGAGCATAGGTTTGAGCTGAACCAGCTTCCTGATGTGCATTTTTTACATTACTGGGAATTTTTGGTACAGGAAACTTACTGACTAAAGGTTCATCACCAGAAACGTGCATCAATTTTGTAATGACTATTGTGATAACTTCTCCTTCTGGAGTGATTACATAATCATTTAATTGTGTATGACAAAGACCAAACTCTGTCGCTGGTTGAACAGCTAACAATGCTTGAGCCAATGTGGTGTATTTACTTTTATAAAATGGATTGCTTCCATCTAAACCAGCAGCATGATGCTTTTGCTGGAAAGCGTTTAGTGCTTCAACTAAGGTCGAAGGCTGTTTAGTGGCCATGAGTAATTGTTTACTTGATAATTATATTACACTTATATAATGTTTACTGCAAGGCAGCTTGTAACAATGTGTTGAATTGTTCTGGAGTCAAGACCATTCTCCATTGTCCTCCTCTGAACCTAACCATACTTGCAACGAAGTCTACACCTGCATTTTTTCTCTGTGTTTCAACCTCCCTGGGTTTTACCAAACAAGCTCTGGATTTATCTTTGTAATCTGCTACCTGTATTACGCAGTTTGGTATGCCATAAATATCTCCAACATCATCTGGTATTCCTGCTGCAAGATTTCTTTTACATTCAAAACCAGTAACTTCTGTTAAAAGTTCTGCTGCTTCTCTTTCAGCTTTATCGCCTTTTCTTTTATTTGGATTAGTCATCCTTCAAGTAATCGAATACGTTTTTGTATATCATCAAATGCTACAACATATTCTTTATCTGTAATTTCTTTTTGAAACCATTGCCATTCAAGTGTTGCAATTTCATTGTTGAGTTTTGTGATCAAATACTTTTTTCTTCGATCAAGTTCTCTGTAAAAACATTTCATCTCATTACTTTCCATTTTCTTCTTATTTTTGAATTTAATTGTTTTGTTTTTTGTCTTTTAAGACTTAGATAAGTGTCATTAAGTTCATCAATTAAGTAAGTGAAATCTCCTTGAGATGACATTTCTAATGACCTTTCAAAGTTAACAATAGATGCTTTGATCAGTTCCAAATCTCTACCTGAGACATCAAGTATATATCTCATCTTTTAGTCCACTCCGAGATAAGTTTTCTAAGCTCCTCGATACGTTTCTGAGCAGCTTCTATTTTTTCTTGTTTTGTCATTAGAACAATTCCTGTTCTGATTCAAACTTTTCCCATGCTTTCTGCCATGCAGCTTCACATCTTTCTGTTGGTTGATCAATGTTCATAATACATCTACCTTCAAATGCCCAGATTGTATTACATACATCTGGAGTTATTCCATAGTTTAGTTTCAACATTTCAACGTAGCAACCAAGTTGTTTATCAGTTGAGTAAGGTTCTTTCCAATACATATCAAGATCCTCGATATATAGCAGACCATCTTTTTTTCTTTTTCGCATAAAATAATCACAACTACTTTTTGTTTTCAAGTCAATCAATCTGATCTGGTTAGTCTTAGTATCTCGACCAAGTAAATCAAGTTGACCTCCAACTGATTTATCAGGCAATGACATCATATGTTCAACTGCCATTGGTTCAAAATGTGTAAACAATTCATGTTGAAGTAAGGGTTCAACCCATGCACCATATTCATCAGGATCAATCTTGCCATTACCTAGCATATGTTCAGCTAGACATTCATGGCACTTCTCTCCTCTGGGCTGCCATTGTGATCTCCACATTTCAATATTCTGTCTATCTTCTTCTGTAAGTTCACTACAGACTTGAGTAGTTGAATAAGACATCCATTGTTTTGTTTCTGTATTTACATATCTGTGTGTATTTTCATCTCTTTTGATTGGAAGAGGTTTTAAAAGTTGGAAGGTTTTCATTGTTAGAAGTCGTAATCTGGAAGGTCTTTAGGATCAATAATTTCTATTTTCTCCTGTTTTGGTTTGGGTGTCTTTACCCTAGCAAGGTTTTGATATTCAACACCTTCATATCCATTTGGAAATGCTTTGTTACCTTTGGTGTTGTTTACACATTCTGTCCAACCTGGGGGAGGTGTGTCTAAATCTTCTAAAGTCCAGTAACCTTTTTTAATACCATCTTTGAGTATTTTTAGAACTGAAACATCAAATAATTTTTCCATTATTGATCTCCCATATAATCCTTAGCTGTCTTACCTAATTCAGCAAGAGTTGGAACTATTTCCTGATCACTTGCTTTAAAATATTTTGGCTTAAATTCTGGCTCTTGTGGTTTGTAACCCTTCTTAAGTGGATATATATCCTTCCAGCCAGCCGTAATTGCTTTCTCAAGAGCTTCTTTTCTATCTTGTGATGGAAATGACCTGAGAGTATCAAAGATGCGGTTAGCGACCTTTAAAGTACACGATGCACCTTTTTTCTTTCTGATAGGCCACCATTCAATTAAAAGATCTGCATATTCTTTTAAATCATCAGGTATTACATCTGGATTAATTATGTAATAAGAAAAAGGATCAGAAGCAACTGATTTTTTCTTTGATTTAAGTTTCATAGCTTTTCTAATCAAGTTTCTAACAACAGTAGATACTTTCTGTTCTTCATCTGTTTGTGAATTGAGCCATTCAATATGTTCTGGCTCTAAATACAAGGTAAGTTTCTCTTTTGGCATAAGTCTATGTCTTTGTATGTAAGTGTAATATTGAGTTTATATACTGTCAACAAAAAGTTTTTTCCTTATTTATTTAATATATATATATATATATATATTATTAATATTACTATTAATATATTTATTAAATATTTATTTACTTATATTATATTTCTTTTTCTTTTGGTTCTTTTCTTTTTCTTTTTTGACCATTCATAGTTGTAAAATATCTATGTGCTAGTATTATGGTATAAGTTTGCTATTCATTATGTCTGAAAATGTTACTGAGGAGAAAAGAGACACTTTAAAAAGGATTAGTGTATCTGTAAATCCTGATGATTATCAGCATTTAAAAGACCTATCAAGAGCAGGACTCTCAATAGGTTTTTTAATTCGTGAAGCTATACACGATTTTGTTATTAAAACTAAAAAATAAATGGTGTTTTAGTTTCATATAAATCTTTATTATGATCCCACCAGATATCAATAACATATTTACCATCAGAGAATAACAAATAACCTCTATCTGATTCTCTACATTCTTCAATATAGAACTCTATAAAAGGTTCATAGTAATCTGGATTTAGATTATTATCTTTAGCTATCTCTTTAGCTGTATTAATACAATGCTCTTCAAATTGTTCATTAACATAAAGAGCTTCTTTTTCTTGCATAACTTGATCTGGTAATGGGTTATCAATCATTTTTAAAATCCTCCTCTTCCCACTGATCAAAACCATTTTTTTTAGCTTCATCTTCATCTATTTCTAAACATTCTTCATATTCCCAATCTCCATTACCTAACCAGCCTGATGGAATTTCTGTAAAATTTCCACCATCTAATATTTTTCCACCTCTTTGTTGCCATATATCATCTTCAGTTATTGAATCAGGCACTTTAATGTAATACTCATAACTGGTCATTGAGTTAGCAGTAATACGATAGTATTTGTGTTTTGGTTTTTTCATTTTCGTTACCGAATTTTCGTATTTGGAAAGTACTGGGCTTACTTAATTAATTAATGCCAGTTAATCATTGGATCTTATCCAAGAAGTGAGTTAATAATATTTTCTCAGCTTTTGCTGATTCATCTGGATCTTTATTATCTACATATTTCTTTTTATTTCTTAAATAAATTAATTGTTTTAAATCTCTTCTATCTTCTAATTGATCTTTTATCTTTTTCTCATTTTCTTTTTCCCATTCTTTAATATCTTGTTCAAGTATTACCGAGTCATACCATCTATAAAAAGTATCATTATTAACGTTTAAAAATTCTTTTTTAACTTCTCTTATAACTTCAGTTCTATCAAAACCTTTTCTTATAAATTCTTTCATTCTTTCTTTACATGATTCATTATCTTCGTGAATATTTGCCATTAATCAATTCTCCTACTTGTAATTTGTATCTCTCTTACTAAATATCTAACTGATTCTTCATAATCTATTTCATTACCTTTTTGAGGTAAAAAGAAAGTAGCATCCCTTTCTGCTAACTCACATAATACTGATAAAATATTCAGTAAAATTGTTACTTTCTTTTCTAAATTAATTTTCGATTCATTCATGTTTTTTGTTTATGTGAGATTAATATAAGTATGATATCATAATATTAGTTTATGTACATACATTCATGTCGAGAGTTAAACAATTTATTCATGATCATTCAGAATTTAGTCAATCTGACATTCAATCATTAATTCATTCAACCCATTCAAGCCAAAAAGTTAAAAAAACAAATTTTGATTTTTTATTTCAATTTTTGATTTTTTACTTTTTAAAAATTAAATAATTATTTTAAATTTTTAAAATATCCCTTTTTTTGTGTTCCGTGGATTAATAACGCGAAGGGATCAGGTTTAAAACAACTTGAATCATCTTTATCTATTTTGTACGGCTTGCCTATATGTTCAATACCTTTTTTTATTGCTTCGTCTTCAGAATTAACAACTATTGCCCATCTTTTAAAATGTCCCTTATGTATTAAGTCATCCCTTAAGCCACCCATTGAAGCAGTTAAAAAGAAGTTATCAGGTATTGAAACATTAGAACCGAATAAATGAAGACTTTTTGAATAACAATAAAACTTCATTAGTGGATTAAGTCTAGCTACTGCAAACCAGCATCTTAAATATTCACCATTAAAAAAGTCACCACTAGAGTGAATCCTAACCTTATTAATATTTCTAGTCTTATGTTTTTGTATAGAATCATTTATTAATTCATATGTTCTATAAAATCCATATTCACCCTTTAATGATTCGAGGATTAAATCAAGATTGTATTTTCTAGCGTTATAGACGTTTTTATATTGTGCCTCTTGACTAGCGGCATAACATCTAAAAATAGTATTTTCGCCATCTTTAACGGATAGCTTGCCGTTATTATTCATAACGGCATAACTTCGGCACTTGTCAGAATTAGGGCAAGTCTTACCAGCTGGTAAATCAAAAATTAAAGTTTGTTTTAATTTTTTATTACCTTTTGACATTTTTAATAAATCATTCATAATTTTTAAAAAATTGGAAGGTTAAAAGTATTTGAAAAAATACTTTTATTTAAGGATGTTTAAAACATCCCTAAATGAAA